AAGGCAGGACCCACGACTGGTCCTTCCTGATGCCGGTGGCGAGCCTCTCGCTGAACGCGGCTTACTCCACGGGCACGATCGCGGCCACCAATGGTGTGGTCACCCTTTCCGGGGGGACGTGGCCCACATGGGCTGCAGCTGGCGAGATCAATATCAGCGGGACCAACTACCCCGTGGGTACTCGTGACAGCACCACCCAGTTGACACTGGTGGACACATCGGACGCTTCTGATGCGTCCTCAAGTACGAGTTACTCGCTGCACCAGGACGATTACGATCTCCCGGACGATTTTGGGAACATCCTTGGTGCTCTGACCTACGCCCAGGCTGATAATGCGACCCAGCCGGTGGAGCTTGTGGGTGAGAGCCGGATGCGTGAGTTGAGGCAGCGTGATTACAACGTGACGTACTCGTCCGAGGATCCCTTCTACGGGGCGATCCGACCCAAGGCGAGGAGTCACACGCTGCAGGGTACTCGTTACGAGATCATGTTCTGGCCGGATGTCACGGCAACTGCCACGTTGTCCTATCGGTACAGGGTCCTCCCTGACAAGCCTGAGACAGGCTCACCGTCCGCTGGCGAGCGGGTGCATGGCATCAGTCAGCACAGCGAGACGATCCTTTACAGCTGCCTTGCTGAAGCTGAGCGGAGGATGGATGGGGAACGTGGCGTAATGTCCCAGACATTCCAGGAACATCTGGTAACATCGATCACACGAGACCGCCAGGACAACAAGTCCGAGGTCTACGGATACAACGCAGACTGGTCTGACAGGCGTGAGATGTACGGCCCGCGAAGGCTCACCCTGTTCAGTAGTGGAGTCACCTACAAGGGCCAGGGAACGTAAGGAGAACACGATGACTGGCAGGCACAAACTTCACGATGCTACCGGGGTCATTGCATCTGACGATGCTGGCAACAAGCTGCTCGTGGTCGAGGATCTTGGCAGTGCGGGCGGTGATGCCCCGGCAGACGGTAGCGTTGGGTACGCCAAGGGTTGCATCATCATCAACTCCGGGGCTGCTGACGACGACGATGATGCGCACATCTTCATCAACCTGGGCTCCGCCACCGACAGCAACATCGACGGACTCAAGGTTCAAACATGACAGGGGTGACGCATGGTTTCTTCGACAACCAGTGTGGTGACTGACTTTCCAAATCTGGCCTATGACGGGCGAGGCCAGAAGTTTGCCAGCATCGCGGTTACGGCGGGTGCCACGGGAGCAATTGTCGCGGCGGTAACGAATGCCAGGATTCGTGTACTTGGGCTGTATCTCAATCAGGTGGGAAGTTCGACTGCAACCGTCCAGTTCAAGAGTGCCTCGACTGCCATCAGTGGTGTAATCACCGTGAAGGCTACGGACATGCACATGGTCCTGAGTTTCAATCCAGCAGGCTGGATGGAGACAGAATCGGGTGAAGCGTTGAACCTGACAACTGTCAACACAGCTGTCGCTGGCTTCCTCGTCTATGAAGAGGTGACTGTCGCATGACCAGCACGGTGACAGCAGCGACCATGACGGTGAAGATCACCGAGACGATCAAGCTCAATGGCCGGGACCAGGGTGCTGAGACGACCCTGACTTATTCCTCGGTCAACGAGGTGATGAAGAGGATCGTCAGTTGCGTAAACGGCAACACAACGACGTTGCTCACATTCAACGCTGACGTACACGGCGCAGCAGGTGCCCTGGACGTAAATAACGTCAAGTACATTCGTGTCACGAATCTGGATGACACCGAAGCAGTCGAGGTTGCGATGGTGGCATCAGCGACATCTTTCATGGTCGCACTTCGTGCCGGTGAGAGTTACATCCTTGGCTGTCCAGACGATCTGATGCTGATCGAGGCCGACGCTAGCCCAAGTTTCGGGACGATGCTGGATGTCGTGACCATTCAGGTCAAGCCAACTGGGTCGGCTGTAGTGGATATCGAAGTCTTCGTAGCGAGCATCTAATGGTGCCAAGAGGGAGCATGGATGCCTCGCCAGCCGAGTGTCTACACGATGGCCTTCCCGTTCAACGGGATACACGAGGGTGGCCCCTACGAACTTCAGCCAGACCACACCACGGTCGATGCGCAGAATGTACGTCCCTTCCCAGCGTCATCGCCTGATACCGGGAGCACGCTGAACTCCGAGTCCAGTGGCAGGTCTCGTGGAGGTCAGCGGCCAGGGCTGTCGAAGTACAACCCGGGTCGCATGTGGTCGGAGGCGCGTAAGAGAAGGATCCAGGACATCAACCACCTCGCGTGGTCCGATCTGACCCCACTCTCGGGGAAGGGTCACTCGATCATGAACGAGTCAACGGATGGCTCCTTCCTGATGGTGGATGCTGACGGGGCCCAGCAGGGATCTGACGGGGGCGTCAGCACGGAGGTCTTCAACCTCAGTACCTGGGGCGATGACGGATTCGGGTACGTCGCGACACTCGACGCTTCTCACAAGCTGATCATCCGGCAAGTGAACAAGGCCATGACGGTCTCGCTGGATTGGACTAGTTCAGGGATGCCCAGCGTCCAGTTGACTTCATCCACGCGGCAGGTGCGTGGCATGACGGTTTCGGGGAACGTGCTCTACGTCTGGGTGAAGAACATCAGCGGCGTGAACGGGGAGGCCATCTACCGGGTGAGCACCTCCACCGGGAAGCTGCTGGACACGAACACCGGGGATGGTGATCAGGATGATTATTGGGTCGTCTCCGAGAATCAGTCTACTGCTGCTTTCCAGCACTTCTATCCAAGCTCAGGCGAGTCTACGAACACGATAAACCTGATGACTAATTCGGATGGGTTACTGGGGATGCTCTGCTTCAACGATAGTGCCCCTGCAGCAGCCTCTGACACGGTCACCGCGAGCATAGAGAAGGATGCTGTGGCCTCAGATTCCTCTGGAAATTCCGTTCAGGAGAAGCTGGAGGCATTGTCTCACCTGAACGGGAAGGTTGCCTGCACGGGTGGTCCGCTTGGGACGGCCCCGGTCACCATCGAGTTCCAGGGGACTCTCGGTCTTCAAGACGTGGTGCTACCCACGATCACCGCTAGTGGTGGAGCCGCCATTGCTGTCGCGATTTCTCAGCAGGGCTCAGCCGTATCTAACAAGAAGATCACGCTGACCGAGTCCGGGGGGTCTGGCACATTCACGATCTCGCATAACGCACGATTGTGTCTTCAGTTGCTGGATGAGGAGGTTGGTGAGCAGGTTGTGGCGAAGGAACTGCAGACTTACGCGCCTGATTCCACGCCAACCGACACGAACCAGGAACTGGACATCGCAGCTGATGATGAGGGTAACTTCTACTGCCTGACCCGTTCTGGCTCCACGTTCAGCCACGCCGTGACGAAGGTGAACAAGTACGGGGTGCAGCAATGGCAGCAGACGAATGCTGGGACCACCAGATCGATCGCATACGATCCGATCCTGGACCGGCTTGGCGTGGTGGGAGGAAGCGTCTATGGCAGCGGAAGATCCTTCGGAATCGTTGCGGTATCTAATGGAGCTTTGTCCTCGTCTCAAGATCCCCACACCATCGAGAACTGGAACGTCGTCGATGTCGACGACAAGGGCGGGTTCCGGCTGTTCGCGGTCGCCACTTCCAACAATGTGGCCCGGATTACCGAGGCGGCAACTCCCTCGGATACGGCAACTGGGTCATGGATCGCCAGCCACGGTGCCGGGACATCAGCGCATCGCGGAGCTTCTTGTGCAGCTGCGTATGCGTTGAACCCGTCGAATGCGATTTCCAAGCGTCAGACCGTGCGGTTGGCCGTGTCAGGCGGTCATGTGCAGGAATTCGATGAGCTTCAGTGGACGGAAATCACCGATGGCGGCACCATCGTCGTGCCTGTGCTGAACCGTAATGCCCCGGTCATCTTTTCTGCCCAGCTGGGGACCAACCTGTTCTACGCGGATGGAATATCGGCCAAGTACTACAAGGCCTCCAACCGGACGATGACGACGTGGACGCCAACCAGTGGCACTCTCCCGATCGATGCTGCCGACAAGCGGCCCACCCTGATCGAGAACTGGCGTGGCCGGATCGTGATGTCCGGGACACAGGAGGACCCTTCTGAGTGGTACATGAGCAAGGTGGGGGATGCCTTCGATTGGCAATATTCCCCTGACACGATCACCGAGACCCAGGCTGTTGCCGGGGTGAACTCACCAGCGGGCAAGGCACCTGACGTGATCCGGTGCATCATACCTGTCAGCGACGACATCCTGATCTTCGGATGCGACCACAGTATCTGGCAGATGACAGGCGACCCGATGCTGGGTGGCCGGTTGGACGAGATCATCAATGGAGTGGGCACACCCTGGGGCAGGCCGTGGTGTCGTGGTTCCGGTGGCGAGTTCTACCTCTTCGGTACACGCGGTGGCGTTTACCGGGGCACCCCCGGGCAAGGGGTGCAGAAGATCACCGAGGGCCGTTTTGAAGAGCGGATGAACAACATCAACCTGAACACCAACCTCGTGCGGCTTGTCTGGAACGAGCGTGAGCGTGGTGTGCATGTGTTTGTGACCCCTCTCGGGGCGGAAGACTTTTCCAACGAGCATTACTTCTACGATACGCGAACCAACAGTTGGTGGATCGACAAGTTTGCGTCGAACAACCTGCATGATGCGAGAGCAGTGCATGTGTTTGACGGCGACGATGCTGCTGACAGGGCCATCCTGATGGGGGGCAGGGATGCCTACATTCGCAAGTGGGACGTAGACGCTGCGGATGATGACGGGGTCGCGATCAGTAGCCACGTCTACTTTGGCCCTATCCTCCCGAGGGCTCTTGGCACGGTGAACGTGAACGAGATCAGGACGTTGCTGGCAAAGGGGTCCTCGGATGTCACGATGTCCGTGTTCCGAGGTAACAGCGCGGAGGATGCCTACAACCAGACTACGGCCCTGTACACGGCTACGCTGTCAGCTGGCAGGAATGTCGCGGAACGGCGTAGGGCCCAAGGGCATGCTATCTTCCTGAAGCTGGCGAATACGAGTGTGGGGCAGGCCTGGGCGATGGAGTTACTGCAGGCTGTGTTCAGCGAGACATCAGGCAGGTTTGGCAGGATTTACTACTAATGACTACAAACACTGGATTCGAGCAGCCCCGTATTCCGGCTGGTTCCTCACCAAGGGAACGGCGTGCCCAAGCGCAGATGGCTGGTGGCCACTCCGTACTCAAGGAACTGGGACTGGGCACCAACGACCCGGAATCGGCCCTGCATGTGGTGAAGGAGACTGCAGGTGCCTCGCTTCTGCTTGAGCGGATACAGGCATCGGTCAACTCCGGGTCCATTCAGTCGAGAAAGTCCAGGGGAACCTTGGATGACCGGGCTGCGGTTGTTGATGACGATGACCTGCTGACGATCAGTTCATACGCCTATGTGGGGGATAACAACAGCTACCAGGAGGTCACCAGGATCGATTTCGAGGTGGATGGATCGGTATCCGATGCCAGCAGAGGTGCTCCGTCCCGAATGGTGTTCAGGACGTGCAACGGGAGTGGCCTGTTCAAAAGGATGCGGATCGACAAGGACGGGAACGTCGGGATCGGTATGGATGACCCGGATCAGATCCTTGAGATTGGCGGGATCTTCCACATCTCAAGCGAGGTATCAACTCCATCCGCCCCTGCGGACGGCGATGGTGGCCTGCTCTACGTGAAGACTGACGGGAAACCCTACTGGCGTAGCAACGAGCTTGGTGAAACTGACCTCTCCGCTGATACCAACACGATGGGATCTGGATTCGTCCTGGAAGATGGGGACGGGACTGAGGTGACCGTCACGGAGAGCAAGGAAGTCAAGTTCGTCGAGGGCACGGGAATCGACATCAACTGGACCGATGTCTCTCCCGGGTCGGATTCTGATCCTTACGACCTCACCTTCACGGTCAACCTTGAGGGGACCGAGTTGGTCTCCACGGGTGAAACCGGGGGCAGCAAGTTCCTCCGAGAGGACGGGGATGGGACCTGCAGCTGGCAGACGGTCAGCGGCGGCGGCGGCGGGATGACGAGTTTCCAGTTGGAGGACGGGGATGGGACGGAGGTGGCGATCTCGGATGCCAAGGAAGTCAAGTTCGTCGAGGGTGGCGGGATCGACATCAATTGGACTGACACGTCAACCGGTTCCGATGGTGACCCTTACGATCTCACATTCACGGTGGCTGACACGACCGTGGCGGGTGACAGCGGATCTACCGGGATCACTCCCGGCGACACCCTGACGATTGCTGGCGGCACTAACGTCACCACGGCAATGTCTGGCGACACACTGACTGTCACGTCAACCGACACCAACACCCAGTTATCGACTGAACAAGTCCAAGACATTGTTGGCGCAATGTTCTCGTCAAACACCGAGACTCGTTGCACCGTGACGTATCAGGATGGCGACGGCACGATTGATGTGGAAGTCGATGATCTGGACACGAATCTGACGACTGAACAAGTCCAAGACATTGTTGGCGCAATGTTCTCGTCCAATACCGAGACCAGGATCACTGCGACCTACGAGGATGGTGACGGCACGATTGACTTGGTGGTCACCGACATGACCGCTGACACCCAACTCACGACCGAACAGGTGCAGGACATCGTCGGGGGGATGCTCACCGGAAACACCGAGACTAGGATCGCGGTGACATACGAGGACGGTGACGGGACCATAGATTTTGTTGTAGACGACATGAGCGGTGGCGGGATCTCGTGGGATGGTTCGACCGCACAAGGAGTCGCCACCTTCAAGGACTCAGACGAGGCAACGGTCGAGTCTAACCTGACGTTCGATGGCAACAGCCTTCTGGTCGTTACCGGAAGTGCGTCTGCTATTCCTTGCACAATTCGTGGTGCTTTCAGTCAGTCGGCAGACCTTCTGGTGGTCGAAAAGAGTGACGGGTCCGATTACTTCAGCGTGAACTCCGTTGGCACTTTCGTATTGGGTCTGGCGGGAACCAGATCAATCACCACGAAGGAGGAGTCGGGAACCAATACTGCTGGCAAGGACATCTTCGTCAAGGGCGGTAAGTCAACCGGCAACGGCGAGGGCGGGGACGTGCGTTTCTACACATCGCCAGCAGGGTCATCGGGGTCCAGCGTCAACAACTGGGCCGAGGCGTTGAAGATCCGCCATGACAAGGTCGTTGATTTCAAGATAGCAGAGGTAGCTGATAGCGGATCAGATTATGCGTATGACAGCAAGGTGCTCAAGATAAAGGTCAACGGCACTGACTACTTTCTTCAGCTTTATGCGGAGACTGGCGGGGGCGGTATGCCGTAATGACTACAACAATCCATGTGGACAGAGACAGGCTGGTTGAGAATTTCAACACGGGTGAAGAAGAGCCTGTGCTGGTTGTGGAGAAGGACGGTGTGATCCTGTTCAAGGCTAACGAGGTGGAGATAGCCGGGCCATCAAGAGTGGTGTACAGGCCTGCTGATCCTCATCCAGTTAGCGACATCTACGAAAGCAAAACCAACATCAGGGCATGGATTGAAACGGATTCCGAGGTGGTGGAGAGCTAGGCATGGGCGAGATAACACTTGAGGCGTGGGGAAAGACGGCCACCGTCACCTACCCTGACGAGATGGACGATCTGGCTCCCCTGGCCTTCGGGGATGCGTACGGGTATGAAGAAGAGATCCTGGAGGATGGCAATAACGTGCCCAATCCCCAGTCAATTGAAGAGTTCACAATCGGGAAGATATTCGATTACGTTGGCGAGGTCATGCGGCTCTACTCCATCAAGGATGCCCAGGCAGCAGCTATTTCAGCTGCTCAAGAGGCAACCGAGGCCGCGATGGACTTGATCACAGTCGACATCGAGGATCAGGAGTAAGTCATGGCATACGAATGGCAAGATCCCAACGTTGAGTTGACATACGGGACAAGCAAATTCAAAAAAGGAGTGTACCCGTACCAGATCATCACGGGCGGAACGCGCCCGATCGCGGGGTTCCAAGGAGAAGGTTACTACGCTCCTGGATTCGGGGCCCCGACGACACCTGAGCACGACTACCGCACAATCACCATGCCCGGGGTACGGCTTGGTGCTGGTGGTCGACAAGTACCGCAGCAGTACACATGGAACGTGCCCATTGCCAAAGCCCCAGGCGAGATTGGAGCCAGCAACTTTGCCGAGAGGCAGGCTGGACTGGTACACGCCCCGCTCAGGCGGAATTGGAAAATGGCGATCCCCGGGGCTACTGAGGGAGAGTTCCGCGAATACGATGCGGTGACCGACCCGGAAACCGGAGAGATCACCTACACAAAACGAGAAGGCTGGGATGCCGTTCTTGAAGAAGACATAGAAGGATGGATGAGAAAGTGGAGCCCAGAGGCTCAGGCAAGATATAAAGGTAAGGGCAAAGCCGATGCACTGGAGCAGCAGGCGCAAGAAGAGCAGCAGTATGCGAAGTGGTGGAACGAGACACGGTACTCCCAGTTGCAGGAGATGATGGCCGAGCACTGGCAGAACCAGATGTTGACGATGCAGGGGATGGGTGAGGCTGAGCGTGGTGACATATTGCGTGGCGGGGAGGCCCTGCAGGAGAGGGCCTTTTCCCAGGCAATGCAGAGGGGTATGGCTGGCACGACTGCCTTGTCCGCGTTGCAGCGTGGTGCCAGTGCCCAGACATCACAGGAGCTTGGGCGATTCTACGGGCAGCAGCAGATGCAGCGATTGGGGCTGCAGAACCAAATGGCAAACCAGTACATGAACATCGTGGAGGGACGGGTTGACGAGTACCCGAGCACTTACGAGTTGGCCCAGATCATGTACGGTGCCTTCGAGGGCGGTGCGGGTCAGGAGCAGCCGTCATCCGGTGGCGGGATGGGTATGGGACTGGCCGGCCTCGGACTTGGTGCCGGGATGGGAATGATGGCAGCTGGATCAGGTGGTGGTGCCGGGCTGGGATTCCTTAGTGGGTGCGTGTGCCAGATCTTCATGGAGGGACGGCATGGTGACGGGACGATGGACTGGGTAGTCCGGAAGTACCGTGATGAGCACATCAACGAGAGGAACGCTCGTGGCTACTACAAGATGAGCGAGGTGATCGTCCCGCTGATGCGGAAGAGCAAGCTGCTGAAACTGCTCTTCTTCCTGTTCTTCATCCAGCCCTGCTTCCTCTGGGGCCGATGGCACTACCGGGATGAGATCAAGAAGCGTGGCGAGAAGCTCGGGTTTGGCGGTCGAATTGGTTGGATCTTTGGTCCGGTGAAGCGGTTCTGGGAAGGCCTGTGCTACTACCTGGGGCAGGAGCATCCCTACATCCGGTGGAATGGTGAGCTAGTCTAATGCCAATCGTTGTCAAGCATGAGCCGTCAGCTGCTGCCGTATTGGGCATGTCCCGCATTGCCGGCGAGGGCGCGTTCAACAAGTGGAAGACCGAGTTCGAGGCTCGGCAGAAGCAGTACGCCTTCCAGAACCTGATGTCTGGGATCAGCGGCGGGATGGGTCTGGCTCAGCCGTTCATCCAGGCCTCGCAGCAGCAGGCCGGTCGCGATCACCAGATGGCGATGTTCGAGATGGCGCAGGGCAACAAGCTGGTCCAAGACCAGAACTTGATGAAAGGCCTCATACCGACCTTTAATTCAATCTTTGGACCAGGCGGTCATCAGGAGTTCCAGCCCGATGGGTCTCGGACGATCCCGCAAAAGCAGTTCCAGGCGTTGATCGATGCGGGAGACCCAGCTGGCTTGAAGAGATGGGTGGACGCGGGCATGTCCGCGCAAAGGGCCACCGGAATGGCGATGGCCGCGACCGATCCATACTTGGCACGACGGAAGTCCGATTCGGATGTTGAAGGCGAATTTGCGGCACGCAATAAGAGGGTGACGAAAGAGCAGGAGATGTTTCAGCAGCTGTTAGAGGACCCGGACAATCCGAGTCTAACTCAGGAGCGTCCGGGAGGTCCGTACAAGTCCCCGGATCCTGAGTTCGAGAGGGCTGTAAACGATCACGCGCGTAAGATCCGCTCAATGAAGCTGGGTGTCAGGGAACTGGGTCCGAAAGGTGCTGTTGAGGCATACACGACCCCGGAGATTGACCCAATTACCGGGAAGTGGACAGGTTCCTACTGGTCGCAAAAAGGGGCACCAACGCTGCAAAGAGGTGGGGCGGCAACCGGCACTGGTGGCCGGGGCGCAGCGGCCCCGCTGCTGCCACCAGCGGGCACTCCTGCTGAAGACTGGACCGTTAAGCAGAAGGAGTATTTCCTCAATGGCATCAAGGAGCGAGAGGAGCATGAGCGGAAAATCCACCAGCCAAACCCCGAGGAGGTGGCGAGGATTGATGAGGAACTGAACAATTTGCGAACCGAATTGAGGGTGGAGGAGAACAAATTCGACAAAGAGGGTGCAACGCCAGGTCAGAAAGCGGAGGCGCAGAGGGCAATAGCCCGTATAGAACAAAAAAAAGCGGCTGCTCTTGCAAGGTATCCCAAGGCTCCCCGGGAAGACGTGATTACTCAGAATGCTGAAGAGTGGATGTTCCGCAGGCATGGGCTCCCGCCGTTTTACGATCCGGAATGGATGCCGCGGCCATCGGTCACTCCTCCGCGAGGGTTCCAGACCCGCGAACAGGAAGAGCGTAGGCAGGCATTCATGGATGCCCCGTATGTCGGTGCTGTTGCAGACGGTAAAGCATTTGAATTCCCGCTGCCTTCCGGGGCAACGAACAAAGACTACGTTCAGATGAGGGTTGCCAATGGAGTTCCCGCGCAGCAAGCGGTGCAGGAAGTGCAACGCTACCACCAGAGATTCAAAGATGGGCAGTTGCGGCCAGGTTACAAGTGGGCACCCGGGGCAGGACCTGGAGCCGGCCCAGGGCAACCAGCACCCGCTCCCGGACCCAGACCACCAGGTCCGGGTCGACCAGCACCGGCCCCAGGTCAACCAGCCCCCGCCCCGGGTCCGGGTCAACCGACCGGGATGGCCAGGCCGATGCCCGAGGTCAAGACGTGGAAGGCATCGTGGCTCCAGCAAAGCAGGATTGCAGGACCGCAGGTAGCTGGGGAAGCGTTGCGAGCCTTGTCGGTAGAACATCGCGAGCAGTTTGGAGCAACGTCTCCTGTACATGCAGGGATCGCCAAGATTCTTAACGACCCGGAACAGGTGGAGAAGATCAACAATTGGATCCGGTTTGGAGGCAAGTACGGTGGGGCGAGGCTGAAAGACAACAGGGAATTGATGAAGGGCATCTATTCTGTCCTGGAGAGTAAAGCAGAAGCGGATGCCTACAGGTCAGAAACGGGAGCGAGACTTGATGCCGCAAGGGGCACGAGCCCGGGGCAAGGTCCAACGAAGGCGCAGATAGATCGGGCTATGGCAGCAGGGACACGGGCAAAGGAAGCTGAAGGCTTCATTGGCAAACGCCGGGAGATGGTCGCGGGCGTGATCGAGGCGTCCGTCAAGTGGAGCAGGAAGGCAGATCCAAACGGGCCAGTTCACCCTGGTCACATCCCCTCGCCCACCAAGGAGGAGTTCATTCGTCTCGTGGAAAGCCGGCAGGTGCAGGCTGGGGACGTGCTGATTACGCCTCCTGAAATCGAGAAGGGTGTTCGCAGAAGTGACCCCGGTTTTGTCGTGGTGACCCAGAAAGCCATAGACGACAGGCACAAGTCGCATGAGCAACTACAGCAAGAGAAGGCTCAGAAAGCCTTTGAAGCCACGCTGGATCCCCGCGCTCGCAAATTGGGAACTTGGGAAAAACGGTTCGACACAGGCAGCACGCCGAAAAAGGCCCGCGTCAAGAAAGTCAGGGAGATGCGTGAAGTGGCCGAGGAGTTGAGTGCCGCGATGCTGATCAAAGCATCAAGAGGGGAGTTGTCTCGTGCTGAGCGTCGAAGCTGGGATATTGCCAAGGAATTCCTCAAGAAGTTTCCGTTAGAGAAGTAGGGGTCGGTAGATGAGTCCTCCAGAGTGGGCAGTGCTAAGTGGCTTCCAGCCGTCTCCCGATCCGTTTGCCGAGGCGGAAGAGGTTCTTGAGGAGGCACAGGAACCGCCACCGCCACCGCCACCAGTGGCTAGAGACCTGCCGCCAGAAGAATTCTTTCCCGAGGATACCGGACGGCTAGATTGGGCCGACCGCTCCAAGCCGTTAATGGAGGATGTCCCTGGCCGCAAGGAGCTTGAATCCACTCGCCTGTTCAGGAAGCTGGGTGAGGATGAGTTCAAAGATCTTGTCGAGCAGAACAAGAATAGGGCGCGTACCGAGGAGGTGGACTGGTTCGGTGAAACTGGTCTTGGCGGAAGAGGGCGGCGAGTTGCCGAGGGGATGCCGTTCTCCGGATTCATTACCGGAAACCGCCTCATGGACACCGCGATGGCCGCTTACGAGTGGGAAGTTGAGGGGCTCCGAACGGAGGATGGGGCCCGCCTGATCGGTGAGTTTTATGCCGAGCTTGAACGCGAGGGGGAATTGAACAAGCTGGATAGGGTCATGGAACTTGCGGCTCAGATGCCGGGGTTCTTCGTCGAGATCGGGCTCACGGGCGGCGGATACACTGCAGTGTCCAAGGGCACTCAGAAGATGCTGCTCGGCCAGCTGCGGAAGATGGGTGTGAGGTTCCTGAAGGAAAAGGTGAAGGGTGTTGCCAAGCGTAAGCTACTCCCGAGGGCTGCTATCAAGGGCGCAGGGTTTCTCGCTGGATCTGCTGCCCTCACCGCATTGAACCCGCAGTTGATCGCTGAGCAAACCAGTGAGCGGGCCTTGCATCACGCATTGCAGGGGGACGAGGAAGCGTTTGTAAAGGCGATGTGGCAAGGGCCCCTGGGTGCTTACTTCGAGCTTGCCTCGGAGATGTCCGGGGGAATAGGCGCGAAGTACGTCACTGGATACCTCGCGAAGAAGGCCGGCATCAAGAAGATGATGGAGGCCGCGGCCAGTAAGTGGCTCATCAAGAATCCCAGGTCGAGAATGGCCCACTTCCTTGCCCTGAAGAACAAGGTTGGCTGGCACGGTATCTTCGAGGAGATCGAGGAAGAGCGACTGGTTGATATTGCGAGAGGTCTCTCCCGTATCGATGACGACTTCGGGACCACGGGCCGGCTGTTCAGTGATGATCCCAAGGAGAGAGCCAAGGCGTGGGAGCAGATTGAGATTGAGTTCTACGCATTCTCGCTGGTCGGTGGGGGGATGAGGGCACCTGGTGCGATCACGGCATTCAAGAAGGCTCCGATCGAGAAGATGGAGCAGTTCGGCAAGAACCCGTCACGGACTGCCTGGAACAAGATTGAAGGGAATTACCGTGCGCTCACCGAGGAGAAGGACGGGACTCCCCTGGCAACCTCTCCGCTCCCGATCATCGGGGAGACCTACGACCTCCCGACGAAGGACGCGGATACCGAAGAGGTGGACTGGGACAACCTGACTCCGCAGGAGTTGGATCCGAAAGAAGCGCACCACCGCAAGTGGATGGCAGACAACTGGGTGGCCCCGCTGGCCGAGGCTCAGCTGGAGGGGCAGAGGCAACGGTACAAGGAACACTTCGGGGTCGAAAAGCCAGCAGAAGAGCCGGTAGAGGGTCCTGCTGTTGTGGAGGATGAGGGGGTTCTCGCGGACGTGGAGGACGTGGAGGAAACCGATCCGGAGATGGTGAGAAAGCTGAAGGAGAGCTTCGCTACGGGTCCGCTTGGCGAGGCAATAGCGCAGCAGTACCCGGCTCTCGCAGAGCAGATCGGGCCAGTCATTGACGAGGTCGCAGCCCAGCAGGCTTATGTAGATCAAGACGATCTTCTTGAAGCTGTGCGTGAGAGACTGCAGGGCGTGATCGAGGGGGGTGAGCAGGCCGAGCCGGTGGCCGAGGATCCCACCACCCCGGCGGAAGAACCCGCACGGGAGTGGCAGGTGGGTGACACGGTCAAGTCAGGTCCAAAGAAGGCTGTGAAAACTGGGGAGGTTGTCAGGGTTCTTGATAACGGGAACCTGGAGGTGCAGCTTCCAGGTGAAGCCGAGACAACAGTTATCGATGGTGAAAACAAGACCCTTGAGCTAGTCAGTCCCGCAGCAGCTGAGCCTGAGGCCCCGGTGGCTGAGGATCTATTGCAGCCGGTCTTGGAAGCGATAGACAGTTCTTTTGATGACATGCCTCCAGAGGAGACGGAGGGGTACGATGTTGAGGCAGCTAAGGCTGGCCTGAAAGGAATAGCAGAGAAGGTCCACGAGGAGGGTGACTTTGATAATCCCGAAGATTTTGCTTCTGCTGTTAGGGAAGCGTGGAAAGAGGCACACCCTCACGCCGAGTCGGCGCGTGACTTTCTCCGTGACCTTGGCCTGCCGGTTCCGGGGGACGCGGCTGCTGAGGCCCCGGTGGCCGCAACACCAGAAGCCAGGATTCACAGGATTAGGTCGCGATCCAGGGAGTTGTTTAACCAGCTGTTCCCAGCGAAAGGGAGGATCAGCGAAGTCCCTGGCATAAAAAAGAAAGACATCCCCAAGAAGCCTAAGAAGAAGGGCCAGCCCAAGATCGAGGAGATGACTTGGGAGCAGCGAAGAGCATTCTGGCGGACCCTGTGGCAACATGCCGAGGACCGAGTATTAGATTCGACAAGTCTGCCAGGCGAGACGGAACCGTTCACACAAACTCCCGAGCAATTCCAACAGCTGTTCGATTCGATCAGAAAACATCTCCCGGACAGCAAGATAGTGTTCGATCACGAGGACCGAGCTAGAGGGATTTCTATTCAGGGATCAGACCCTGAAATCAAAGTCTACCAGCACGCGATGGATTCGGTGCTAGAGTTCGCTGCAGACGAATGGGAAGCACTAGCGGACACTCTTCCCGAGAAGCCCAAGAAGGGGAGGAAGAAGCCAGCCCCCGCGGCGGCGGAAGAGGGCGGTGCAGCTGTCAACCCATTGGGGTGGAACGTGCGCTCGCAGGGCAATTACGAGAACGTTTTCTGGATTATCAGCAGGCCGGATCCTAGCCCAAAAGCCGACAAGCATGATTTTTTACAAACTGGCTTGCCAGAGGAATTACGGCGCAAGAAGTTCAAGACAAAGGCTAAGGCAGAGGCGGCACTAGCGGACTTTCTTTCCAAGCCAGCAGCCCCCGCGGCGGCGGAAGGGGATTTGGCCGATCAAGCAAGGCAGGCTTTGGAAGACTTGGGGTATAGCCCGGATGAGGCAGCTGCAAGAGTTGCACAAGTGATGCGTGAGGCTGCACCTGAGTTACTGACGTTGGAAGAAATCATCATTTTTTCGCCCAACGTAGAACTGCCAACGGACATTAGGGGTGACGCCATCCTGGCATTGCGGCAGCAAGGGCTTTCCGAGGATGCGGCCACCGAAAAGGTCGACGAGCTTCTCGCGAAGAAAGACTACACGGATGCCGGGGAACTAGTAAAGGATGTCTACAAGAGAGAAGAGGCAGCCCCGAAGCAGTACACCAAGCGTGAGATGGTCGAGGGGGATACGGCGGAGGTCCTGGTACAGGATGGCGAAAAGACGAGGCGGATACCTGCGACGTATGCGATCGTATCTCTGGGTGATCTGACCCCCAGCCACGATGCCACGATGAACGAGCTTGGGGGCGTATCCGCTCTCAGGAACCGGAACTACCCTGACAACCTGCAGCCGCGACATGATTACACTGAAGACCCCCAGAGCATAGGCAGTGCCAAGGTGGCGAGGCATGCCGAGCAAAAGGTGCCAGAGTATTACATCAACAACGTCGCGACTCCTCTTGATGGGCCACCAACGGTCACCCCGGAAGGGCTTGTGATCAATGGGAACGGCAGGGTTATGACCCTGCAGGTTGCATACGGCGAGTGGTACGAGCAGCACCTCCAGGACAACGCGGAAACATACGGCCTGACCGAGGAGCAGGTCTCTGAGATGTCCCGGCCCGTGCTGGTCCGTGTTGTTGACATGCACCCCGAGTCGCCTGAAGCCAAGACGTTTGCCCGATTGGGAAACATCGGGACCGCCCAGGCCCAAAGCCCCGCGGAGATTGCAGCGTCATACGCATCAATGATCTTTGACGAGGACCTGACCAAGCTGCTGGACTTAGAGTCAGGTGACACGATCAAGGCATTGATTTCCGGGGACAAGGCAAAGGACTTCCGTAAGAAGCTCAGGGGCCGGATGCCGGCGAGTCAGCGGAACGAGTATTTCAATAAAGACGGGACGCTGAACGAGAAGGGCCGCGAATTGGTCAGGGACATGTTTGTCGCCCATGCGTTCCCGGTGGAGTTGATCAACACCCTGCGACAGACCGAGGGTGTCAAGGATCTCCTGGGCAACATGATCGGGGTAGTCCCCGAGTTGCTTGCCATAGAAAGAAGCTACCCGCAATACGACACGACCGCGGCATTGATCGAGGCTGTGGAATGGATCGCACGGCACAAGGACACTGCCATCTCCCGGGAAAGTGTCGAGTTGCGTATTGGGCGAGACCTGTTCGGAGAGCTTGAGCCAGGATCCACATGGTGGATCAGTCCTCAAGGCAGGATGATGCTCGATCTCCTGGTCGGGCTGAGGGAAGAGGGAAAGGGTTGGAAGTTCCCCATCAAGCTGAGGAAGAAGTTCAAGGGACTCGCCTCCACTCTCAAAACCGAAAAGGGAGGGATGTTTGCCGAGGACGCTGGTCCGATTCCCGAGACGATCGGTGGGGCCCTGGGTGTCCCGGTGAGGGAGGGTGCCGACTTTTCAGTGGAACACCAACCTGTTGCGGCGAAGTTTGCTCGCGAGGACAAGGCTGTGGCCGATGCGCAGGCCCTGCAGGAAGCGGAAGAGAAGGACGCAACCGTGGCCCCGCGTCTCGTCGAGAGCATCAGGGCCTACCTTGAGGGGAATGAGGAGCTTCAAGACACGATCAAAGAGAAGTTCGGTCTGACCGACGTGGCGGAAGAGATTACCAATCTCAAAGACGATGTCACCCAGCTGATCAAGATAGGCCAGGAGATCGTGGTAAAGGGCCCCAAGGATGCACGAGCCTTTTTCGCGGACGTGCTCCCCAAGGAGGACATGCCTGCGAAGGGCGAGACCACCGAGGAAGCGGATAGCCAGGGCTTCACCGATGAGGAGATCGAGCGACAGGAAGAGGAACTGACCGTACAGCTGATGGGGATAATGGACCGTATCGATGAGATGGACCGCCAGGTAGAAGCCGCGTTCAAGGAGGGCGGTGAGGACCTGAGACAGCAAACCCTGAACGAGGCATCCTTCAGGCACAGGCGAGCAAGGCTTGAGATCTGGATGACCGTCTTGGAGTTTCGCTGGCCGGGAGGGCTTGGTTCTTTCGGCCATCCCCATTTCACGATGAACCTACTGTTGAAAAATGCGCAATCCAGGCGGAACGAACCGGGGTACAAGTCTCCAGTGGACGTGACCTCGCTGGGCGAGGAAGAGATATCGTTGCTGGAGATGACCCCGGAGGAATTTCAAGAGATTGCCTCCGATGAGGTGGGTAACGGCGAACTGCTGACCGTGCTGCTTGGCCTCGAAAAGTACGGGGTGGATCACCTTGATCATATTCTTGTGGAGCAGCCTGGGAACAACGAGATCGATGTGCTGGTCGTCGAACTCCACGAGGACCTAATGGGCACACACTTCATATGGGAGGCGATAGAACAGCAAGGGGTCTTTGTCGTTTTTGAAGAAACGGACAACAGAAAAAAAGCCGAGGAGGATGCACTCTACTTTGCATTCGGTGCAGAATTGGAAGATATGGGCGTCGACCTAGACGAGTTCGCGGCCTCGGGCGATCTTCCTCCCCAGCAAGCAGCGGAATTGGCAACGATCATAGAAGCTGTTGATCAAGAACGGGCCGAGGCGGCGGAAGAGGGTCTTAGCCCAGCAGAGCAGGCGAAGGTAGACAAGCTGCTGGCCTGGGCAGAAGGCAGGGACGATGTAGTCCGTGACGAGAACGGTGAGCCGCTGATCGTGTGGCACGGCAGCCAGACATACGACCCGGACACTCATGGCAAGTTGAAGGCTGGCGCACTTGTGAGGACGGGCGACCCGATGATGGACACCTTTGGGGTGTACTTCACCACCGACTTCGCAGAGGCCACAGTGTGGGCCGGGGACTATGACAGGACAACAAAGACGGGCGTAACGCCAGCCCTGATAATCAATGAACGCATACGAACATTCGCGCACCACGATTGGATACAGTTCGTTGTTGCCTCTGCGGCCAAGTACAACAAGTTTGGTGTGCCTGTTGAATCCAAAGACGCGGCGGGCCAACTATCGGAATACGCCAACTACCCATTTGACAACATCAAAAACGAGAAGACCAGACAAAAGGCCAAGGATCTTGCAAAAGCAATCAGCAAGTACAAGTTCGCTGATCCGATGCCGGTTGAAGTTTGGCAAGGAATAGATGTCGAGGCGTTCAGGCAGGGCGAGTTCTTGGGTAAGGGCGTGTCGACGGTGAAGGTAATCGAGGGCGGGAAGTTCGATCCCGGCTTTGGCGAAGTCGCGGATGCGGACTGGTATCTGGCAGTCCACGAATCCGGCTTCACGCAGGCGTCTGAGGTGGAGCCAGCCCCCGGGGCGGCGGAAGAGGAAGGCTTGTTTGGTGCAGACCCGTCGCCTCCGCGGCCAAGGAGACCTGCAGCTGGAGAAGTGATCCCGGAAGAGGGTGAGCCGAGGCTCATTGATGTAGCCCGCCCGCCTGCTGAGCTTCCAGCTGGGGCAGTGCCTGGTGTACACGACTTCTGGACCCACGAGGACCCGCGAGCCGGGAGTGGTCGCCCGATCGCGATCTGGAGTATCATCCGCCGGCTATCCAAGCTGCCCAGGCTGTTCGGGTACAAGGGAGTCACCGACTTCCCGATCCAGACCGGGACCATGAAGTCGCCTGGTGCTCTTGGAGAGACCTACTGGCAAGAGTTGATGGTGAAGATCCGGAACGCGGACGATATGCTCACCGCGTTCCACGAGATCGGGCATGCCATCGAGGTGTTGATCTTCGGCACCGGATTGGTGGAGGACCCAGTAAGCGGGAAGATCAGCAGGACCAGCCCGTGGAAGTCCGCGGCAGTCGGCAAGGAGGTTGTCGAGGAGTTGAAGCAGCTGGGGGTCGACCTGTGGGGCGAGGGTAAGAAGCCCAAGGGTGGACTTGCGAGAGAAGGGTTTGCCGAGTTCATCCGCCTGTACCTGGAGAACAGGGCTGAGGTTCAGGACAAGGCACCAAACGCTCTCAAGTGGTTCGAGACCACGGTGGCCGGGAGACCGAATGGTCGCAAGGCACTGAAGGAGATGAACCGGATAGCCGGGATGGTCACCAGTGCTAGGGACCAGGGCCTGCTGAACTGGGCTCGGGCTAACCTCGTGGTGGATCCCGCGTCACTTGAGGTGCGGTACCAAGAGTTCAAGGACATGATGCGGCTGGCTCCTAACATGCTGGTCAGGCAATTCGTCGACTCGCTGCAGCCGCTTGAGTTGTTCGAGATGCAGTACGAGAAAACCACGGGCAAGAAGCTCGCGAGAGACAAGAGCCCGTACATGTGGGGCCAGGCACTGAGGCTGCAGCATTCGGCTGTTGTTCACCAGATGGTGAATGACGGGATGGTGAACTTCGCCCGGGACCTCGTGAAAGGCGGGGTCTCCCTGGCCCAGATGGAGAAATTCGTCAAGCCGAAGGACTACGAGGATTTCACCATCTACCTCGTGGCCCGTCGCTCCCTGAAGCTGATCCATAACGAGAAGATGACATGGGATGAAGACGGCAACGTCACCAGCAGGGAGCCGGATCCGCTTGAAACCCCGATGACCGAGTTGCAGGCGACCAAGATCATCGACAAACTTGAGAAGATGTACCCGCTACCCGGGTCGGATCGCGGTCGGTTCGGGGCTGGTGCGGACATCTTCTACAGGTGGAATGACGGGGTACTGCAGTACGTCGCGGAAGCCGATCCGTTCTTTGGGGCGATCGTCGAGAGGATCCGGAGGAAGGAAGAAGAGCGTGGTGACTACGCTCCGCTTCGCCGTTACATGCGGACAATGAACCTTGCACTTGCCCAGCACGGTGGACCCCGCGTCAGCTACACGGATGTCTTCGACGCGCTCAAGGGTTCCAAGCTCATCTCGGTTGTGGACCCCATCCAGACGGCCATATCGAACGCGGAGAGGCTGATCCTTGCCGCACACAACCGGAAGGTTGTCATGTCGATGATTTCAATGGCCGGGGGCTTCAGCGACAAGCTCGGTGAACCGCTCGGGTTCGGCAACCTGATCTTCCAGGAGGTGCGTGGCAAGGAACTGAAACACGCTGCGAGGATTGAGTCCACCGCGAAGCAGGTGTGGGCCGACCTGAAGGGGAAGGGCCTGGATCCGCAGATCACCGACAAACGTGGACTGCCGATGGAGTTGGACGAGGTCGACTTCGAGAACAAGATGATCGAGTTCTACGGTCTCGCCCTCACCCCGAAGTCAGGCGAGCCGATCATCCCGGTGATGGACGAGTCCGGGACCGTCCGCTGGTACAAGATGGAGCCGGCCATCTACCAGGCGGTCCAGAGCATGAGTGCGGATGGGCTGGAGTTCTTGCGAAAGAACAACTGGGCTCGGTGGGCGGTCGACATTATCGGGATCATGCCGCGGCATACCGCTCGGCTGTTCCGTGCAGGCACCGTTGGGTTCCGGGCCTCGTTCGGGCTGGTGACCAACCCGCTGCGTGACTTCCAGACGCTGTACCTGAACACGGCAAGCAGTGCCAACGGTCTCACGCTGTTCACCAACTTCGTGTTGTCGTTTGGTGAGGAGTTCGTTTCAGCGATCACCGGGGGCAGGGTCAGGTCGAAATACAGCAAGCTGTGGTTGCGGCTGGGTGGGCGTATGGCACTCCCGCTAGCGCAGGATACGGACCTCGTGGCCCAGTCGGCGCGTGACGTGCTGTTGTCGAAGAACATCGGGAAGCGTGTCGTTCGCTACGTCACCGATCCGGCGAGGATCCCCAGGCACCTGTGGAACGATTGGAAGTCATTCCTCTCGTTCTGGAAAGACTTCCTCCAGTTCCCCGAGTCTGCCACGCGAATGGCCGAGATCAGGACGATCGCCGCGGAGATAGGCTGGAAGCCTGGTGACACGATGACCCCGGAGATTGCCCAGCATCTGATCCTTGCAGGGAAGCAGGTGACCGTGGACTTCACGGCAGCTGGGGACATATCCCGTGCCTACAACCAGTACGTCCCGTTCTTCAACGCGGCGATACAGGGGCCCAGGGCTGCGATCCGTGCAGCCAGACGACCAGTGCGTATGGGAAAACTGGCAGGAGTCCCCACGGGGCCAGTCCACTTTGCCACCCGTGGCCTGCAGCTTGCCGGGTTGGCCATCGCCAACTGGTTCAGGAACAAGGACGAGGACTGGTGGATCCGGCTGAATGCCCGGGAGAAGTTCCTCTACATGTTCTACCCGACGAACATCCTTGGCGAGGATGTGGTGGTAATGATCCCGATGGCTCACGATTCAGGCCAGCTGTTCGCAGGTCTGGCCGTGGCGTTCCTCGACGCATGGTACAGGCGTGAACCGGACGAGGTCCTGAAATGGGCCGAGCTTCAAGATTATGCTTTCACGATCGCGGAGAGCCACAGTCCGGTAGACATCCCGTGGGACTTTGAACGGATGAAGGTTGCCCCGAGCAGTGCCCTGGGCAAGGGCTGGCAGACGGTGATGGAACTGGGGATGAATCGGAAGTCCTACTTCGGGACTCCCGTGGTCTCCTCCGCGTTCCTTGGCCCGGGTGGAAGGGACCGTATTCCGCGGGAGCAGCAGTACAACGAGTACACCACGGTGGCCGCTAGGTGGTTGGCCAATCTCGCGGGGATGTCACCAGTGGAAGTCGATCATGCCATCACCTCGGTCGCGGGGCCGGCGGCAAGGGACTACCTGATGGCGGGTCAATCCCTGGACCAGTTGTTCACCGGGAAGAAGCTGCAGTCCTTCAGCGATGTCCCGATCCTCGGGAGAGTATTCCGCAGGGGCGGCAAGGCTGGGTCGCGTACCAGGCCCGTCAACGAACTCTACGATGTCTGGGAGTTTGTCTACACGAGGCATGGTGATCGGGTGAGATCCGAGACGCCTGAAGAGAACAGGGAATACATGCTGCTGGGTGACGCGACCCGGGCGGTCAGCCTCCTGTTCCACATCCGTGCCATGACCAAGGACGAGACGAAGCGGAGAGAGATCAGCAACAAGGCCTCCGAGTTGGCCGAGAGTGCCCTGGAGAACATCGACACCATGCGACTGGACAGGGATCCGTTCCGGATGGAGTCGACCATGCTGGAGCGTGAAGAAAGGGAGATGCGGATGTTCCGGGCCTACGAGCAGGGGAACATCGCAGAGGGCGACAAGCTGCGAGACAAGCTCTACAAGCAGCGAAAAAGCGCAAAGAGCCTGCTCATGCGTGGCTTCCCGGATATCGAGGACGCGACGCCAGCGAAGCGGATAGAGTCCCTCTACCAGCGACGACGCGCCGCGAAGATCGTGTACCCCTAAAGTGGTGGTAACTTTACCACCACTTTCTCGTAGTGGTGCAACCACGCGGCAACCGCTAGATTTTGTGGGTTGCACTAGCTGCAGGTTCGGCTATAGTAGCCCAGCAACCTACAGCAACCAAGGAGAAGGCAATGCTGGTGTTGAGTAGAAGGGAAGGCGAGTCGATTGTCCTGGATGGGGAGATCACGGTCACCGTGCTGGAATTGCACGGCAACTTCGTTCGCTTGGGCGTTGATGCCCCTGACAACGTGAAGATCCTGCGGGACGAGTTGGTGGGGAAGGAGCGGGTCGATGAAGCTGTATGAGTATCCCCAGGAGATGGACAAGCTCGTGCAGCTGGCCACCGAGGAGGGGGGTCTCAGCCATGAGTTGCTGGGGGAACTCAAGCACCTTGGTGGCAGCTTCAAGGAGAAGGTGGTCAACTGCGTGAAGGTCATCAAGGAGCTTGAGTCCTCGGTGGCTGCAGTGGGTGCGGAGATCGACCGGCTGAAGGGTAAGCAGCAGTCCTTCAAGGGGAAGGCGGTCTGGCTGAAGAGCTATGTCCACGACCAGATGGTCGGTATGGAGATGGACTTGGTCAAGGATGACCTTTTTACAGTGCGAGTCGCTGAGACCCCGGGCAGGGTGGAAGTCGTCGACCAGGCGGTGATCCCCCCGAGGTACCTGGAGCAGGGTGATGTCAAGGTGTTGAAGTCAGCGATCCTCACCTCGCTGAAGGAAGGGGAGTTGGTCCCAGGATGCGAACTAGTGAAGAGTACATCTCTTCGGATCAGGTAGACGAGTTGCTCCTGATCACGATGGAGCAGGAAAGGGAAGATGATGACAGTTGATATCGATTGGGAGAGTCTGCAGGCCCCGTTTGCACCGCAGGAGGTGGAGTGGAGGATCGGTCGCAGCGGGTGCAAGAAGGACGGGAACGTCTGGGCACTGTGTCTGGCGTATGTGACGAACCGGGCGATCCAACAGAGGTTGGATGATGTCCTGGGTCCTTGGCGATGGAGCAACGAGTACAAGGCTGGCCCCGCTGGCGGCGTGGTCTGCGGCCTCTCGGTCCTTGCCTGTTTGGACACGGAGCTTTGGGTCACCAAGTGGGACGGTGCCGATGCCCGTGACATCGAGGCGGTGAAGTCTGCCCTCTCGGACAGCATGAAGCGAGCAGCCTGCCAGTGGGGGATCGGTCGCTACCTCTACGATTTGGATGAGGGGTGGGCTGAGGTCAGTGACAACAAGATGCCCGGGGCCAAGCGGGCGAAGTGCCAGGGACCGGGTGGCGACAAGTGGTTCTTTTGGCTACCTCCGAAGCTGCCGAGTTGGGCTCTCCCCGGGAATTCAAGCCCCAAGGGCTCCCCTGCCCCCCGGGAAGAGCCACCGGCAGTGGAGGAGGAAATCCAGCCTGTGGATCAGCTGAACGAGGCCTTGATGAAGGCGGGGTGCAAGGGCCCGGAGGAGGCGAACAAGGTGGTCGAGTGGTTGTGGGACGGTACGAAGTCTTCGATCGGTGAGATCCGGGACTCAGAGGCACTGGTCAATGCGACCCTCGACCTGATCCAGGTGAACGTGGAAAAGGGTGTCCCCGTGGGTGAGATGCTCGTGGCAGCAATGGAGGAAGGTGAGGAGATATGACAATTCTACCGGAGTCGGTCGAGGCGCACAGAAAGGCAGACGCTGCTGAGCGGGATCAACTCAAGGAGGATTTCTTCTGGGTGGTCAGGGCGCGCAAAGCGTTCGCGAGTCTGGGAATCACCAGGCTGGACGAACTTTGCAGGACCACCGAGTCGCAGCTACTCTCGGTCAAGAACTGCGGTCCCTCCACGGTGGACGCAATCAAGAGGCAGTTGGACAAGAAAGGTCTCTCGTTGAAACCGCCCACTGCCGAGGAGCGCATAGACAGAGCCGACGAGGCTATAAAAAAACAGATTCATCTGGAGGAAGTCGGGAAGGACTTTGTGGACGCGATGGACATGGCGATTGCCTACGGTGCGATTCCAGTTGCCCGGGAACTGCTGGATTGCTGCACGTCAGTGATAGCCAAGAATATTATCGACGTGGTATCAGCAATTGAAAGTGAGAAGTATGACATACAAAGTGATCTACATGAACCCGTTTGACTTGGAGCCTCACGAGGTCAATGAGGATATCTACCGTGATGCACCGGATGAGGAGTTCATCGAGTCGATCAAGCGTCTTGGCGTTCTGGAGCCCATCTTGGCGAAGGAGGAGTTGACAGACGGGGCCCCGCTGACAGTGGTCCTCTCGGGGCATCGCCGGATGAACGCGGCCAGGGCGTTGGAGATGGACGAGGTCCCGGTGATCATTCAGCCCGATGAGTTGGTCGGGACCGACGACGAGGCCATCCGCCTGCTGATCCTGTCCAACCGGCAGCGTGACAAGACCAATGAGCAGCGGGCTCGTGAGTTCGATGTGCTGAAGGAGGTTGAGAGTCGACTGGCGGAAGGCAGAAAACTCGGGAGCGGGAGAGGGAAAAAGGCAGAAGAAGGGCAGTCTGGCAAGGCGAGAGACATCGCTGCCCAAGCTGTCGGGATGAGTGGCAAGACTGCCGAGAAGGCCAGTGTCGTTGTCAAGGCGATCGATGAGGCCGAGGCCGGTGGTGACGAGGCGAAGGCAGCTGACCTGCGTCGGATGCTCAACCGCTCGGTCAGCAAGGGGCACAAGGCTGTCGAGCGCGAGAAGGCTCCCGTGGTTGACGGGAACGAGATCCCGGTGCCAGAAAATCTCATCGATACGTTCAAGACATCGAAGGGGATCCGGGGCCTGATCTACAAGATTGGTGAGATCAAGGCGAGTGCCCGGGTCATCTCGGAGGAGGAGGGTGGCGAGTTGCTGCCGCTGCGGGCGGTCGAGGCTGACTGCAGCAACGTGTCGAACGCCCTGATCGCGGCTCGGCCACATGCGGTGTGCCCGGTCTGCAAGGGGAAGGGGTGCGACATGTGTGACCAGCTGGGGTGGATGCACAGGGATCAGTACAACGCATTGCCCGAGGGGTTGAGGAAGTGACAGGGATGCCGGATCCGAGACCTGACGGGATGTGTGCCGAATGTGTCAAACAGGAGGCAGAAACGAACGACGGGCGGTTCTGTAAAAAGTGCATCAAGAAGATCCTTCTCAATGAGTATTCATCAGTGTTGAGGGTGAGAGATCTGAGCAGAAGGGGCACCGAGGAGATTGGCCGTTCTGCCAGGGACACTCGCACCCTTGGTGGATCGGCTGAACTCATCGATTGGGAAGACTACATGGATCCAGACCCAGGTCTGAACGTGAAATTTGGAAAGCGGAGAGGGTTTGATAAGTGAGCTACCTGCGTGACTTTCAAGTGACGTGCTGCGCTGACTCGATCTCGGCATTGAACGATTTCACCTCGGCATTGATGGTGATGCCGACAGGGACGGGGAAGACCGAGACGTTCCTGGAGATCGCTGACCGCTGGCCGCAGGGGAAGGTGCTTGTCCTGGCTCACCGGGAGGAGTTGGTCTGGCAACCGTGGGAGCGGTGGCAGCAGAAGACGGGTGAGCATGGTGAGATCGAGATGGGTGAGTTCCGACGATCAAGCAACCCGAAGTCCAAGATGACGTTTGCATCCAAGGACAGCCTGTACCGTGAGAAGCGGCTCAAGCGAGCGTTCCCCGACCCGAAGGAGGTGGGGTTGATCATCATCGATGAGGCTCATCACGCGGTACACCAGAACAAGACGTACCAGCGTATTCTGGACTACTTCAGCGTGAATCCTGACCTGCGGGTGCTGGGTGCCACGGCCACGCCAGACCGGACGGATGAACTGGCACTGGGGCAGACGTTCGATACCGTGGCGTTTGAGTACCCGCTGATGGACCCCGCGGGTGGCCCCTCGGCCATCGGGGACGGCTGGCTGGTCCCGATCCAGCAGGAGATCATCACGGTTGACGATATCCAGTTCAACGAGATCAAGATTCAGGGTGGCGACTTCCAGGGTAAGGCCCTGCAGTCGGAGATGTCGCGGGAGGTCGTGCTGCACAAGGTGGCCATGCCCACGATGGAGATAGCCGGGAGTGAACAGTGCATGGTCTTTGCAGCTGGTATCCAGCAGGCGAGCCGGCTGGCTGAGATATTCAACCGGAAGATGGAAGGTCGTGCGTTCTGCCTTGTGTCCAAGGTCCCGGCCAGTGAGAACTACCAGCACGTTGTGAACTCACGGGACAAGCAGGCCAGGAAGCGGGCCCTGCAGGGGTTTGCCAAGGGGTTCTACCAGTACGCGGTCAACGTGGGTTGTCTCACCGAGGGGTACGATTGCCCGCAGGTGCAGACGCTGAGCATGGGACGTCCCTCCAAGAGCCGTAGCCTGGTGGCCCAGATGTGTGGCAGGGGCACGAGGATACTACCCGGGGTGATCGAGGGTGACGGCTGGAGACTGGAGACACCGGACGAACGGAAGGCGGCGATCGCTGCCAGTGCCAAGCCGCACATCAAGATACTTGACTTTGTTGGGAACAGCAGGCACAAGCTGATCACGAGCACCGATGTGCTGGGTGGCAAGTACCCGGACGAGGTGGTCGAGTTGGCGAAGGAGAAGCTGGCCGAGGATGGCGGCGACGTGCTCCGCGCCCTGGAAGAAGCGGAGGTGGCCCATGCGACTCATCTGGAACAGCGTCGTGAGATTGTGGCGAGGCAAGTCTCCTACGACGCAAGACGTGCCGACCCCTTCGGAGTCCTCGATGTCGTTCCATCTCGTGAACCGGGATGGCACAAGGGTCGAATGCCCACTCACAAACAGAAAGAGGCCCTCGCGAAGTTTGGAGTCGAGTGGCACAGGATTGAGGATCTTACCTTTCACGGGGCGAGCACCCTGATGGACTCGCTGATCGGGAGGTCGAAGGAACAGCTGGCCAGCTACAAGCAGTGCCGGCTTCTCAAGAAGCATGGATTGGCAACGAAGGAGATGAGTCGCCAGGAGGCGAGCGGGCTTATTGGCAGGCTGGCCAAGAACAACTGGGCTCACGTCTAATGGGGATATGCCAGGAATGCTATTCTGATTTCGAGAGGCTCAGCGTGGAACAGCTGTGCCCAGCATGTACGCAAGGAGGCGATCATGGGGAAGAACTGGACGGGGACACGGGAGATATTGCCGCTGATGCAGAACGTGATAGGGGCGTATCGTCATCCGGTTGGTGGTCAGAACCGCCCAGCGTCGACAGCTGCAGGGCCTCGGAACACGGTCGGTGGGAAGGTCCCAGGCCACGATCAGTGGATTGAAGTCATGAGCGAGCGGGAGACCGCGGGACTGGATCTTTGGACAGGGGAACCGTTGGATGACATAAACAAGAAGTAGCTGACTGCCCGGGATCAGATCCCCGGGGGACAATTTGTTCTGATTAGTGTGATCTGACCCCTGCCCAAAGCGAGGGACTGGCGATGCCTTACCGATGGCTCGCTGGGAAATACCTTCCCTTTGGTATCGAGAACGACGTGAGGAATTGCCGAGTCTGCGAGCGTCGTAAAACAAGTCGCGGGGACGGCGGAACCGTTGAAGAAAGGACAGCTATGAACACCAAAGAGATGCCCAACGAGTCGATGTGGCACCTGGAACGTCTGGCCAACTCGTACTACCTCATGGACCGGTCCAGGAAGGATGCCTCGGAATATGGGCACAAGATACTCGTTGAGGTGAAGGAAGCGTTTGGGTGGACTCAGACGTACATGGCTGAGCGAGTGGGCGTGAACAAGTACCACATGTCTCGGATCTTCAGGAAGCAGGAGCCAGTTTCCGTCAAACTGCTAACAAGGCTGTACGATGTCATCATCGCGGAAGAGGGAACACAGTCCCGAGGAGGAGAGGGTGTCACCGTCCAGGGCACTGGAACTGGTGGTACTGGGAGTGATGCTGGGGAGCAAGACCTGGAGAGAGTCGGTTGAGCCTCACGACTGGGGTGACCCGGAGCTACAGGCGATCGTCTCGGAACTGCAGCACGGGGGCGGCGGTGGCAAGATCAAGGACTACCACCACCTCAAGAAGTGGCTCCTCAAAGTCCTCTCGGTTGAGTGGGACAACCCTGAGAAGCCCGTGCCCACGATAATCGAGAAGCTGAAGAGGAACGCATGCAAGTACCGGGTGATCACCCAGCTGACCCGTCTCTCGGAGATGGGCAACTTCGGGCTGGACCTGGACCTCGACAAGTTCTTCACCTGCGTATCCCGGGCATACGAGGAAGCGATCCCGGAGATCGAGAAACTGCTAAAGGACAAGGCATGAACAAGGAACAGCTGAGGGAAGTGGCCACCTACTACGAGGACGTGTGGCTGTCGAGGCTGGAGAACGGGGCCTCGGACGGGTGCGTCCACTACGGGCTGCACATAGACGGGATGAGCACCAAGCCCAAGATCAACACTAACCGGCTCATCGAGAACACCCTGGTCAGGGAAATGCCTCCTCGATCGGACGAGGGAGGTTGGAACGTGTTGGATCTGGGATGCGGGATTGGCGGCACCCTGAAACACCTCCACTCTAAACGCAGTCGTTCTTGGGATTTGGCAGGTGTCTGCTCAAGCATCAAGGAAGAGCGTATTGCAATAATGAAACTTCCCGCGTTTGTCGACGTGGTGGCTTTCGACTACCACGATCCGTCGTTGCCCGAGTATTTTCGTGACCTCCACGGGGTCTACGCGGTCGAGAGCCTGTGCCAGTCATGGGACCGGCAAGCGGTCCTGGCCAACGTGAAGAACTCACTCGTTCCTGGTGGCGTGTTCCTTGTGCTGGATGCCATGCTGGAGGGTGACGTGCCTGACGATGGGGCAGACCCAGGCGAGAAGACGCTCAAGGACCTGTACGATGACGTGCGGTCTGGGTTCCACGTCCCGGACCTGTACGAGGTGCCGCTGATGACTGAGTTGGTCACCGCGGGGTTCGAGGTGGAGCAGGAGCTTGACTTCACCCCCAACGTGGCCGAGTCGATTTTCGACTCAGCTGGCAGGGCCATCTACCGTGACGGGACCAATTGCATCCCGCTGCGGAAGCAGCTGCACGGGCTGGCCTGTGTGGGGATGGCTGCTCTGCTGGCACACAAGAAGTTGCGATACACACTAACCATTGCAAGGAAACCGATCGATGCCGATACCGAAGCCAAGTAGCGACAACTACGGATCCCCCAGTGATGCTGGCATCATGGGGGAGGATTACCGACTCGACCAGGCGAGGTTCCAGGAGGCCCCGCCAGCGAAGGTGATCCGCCAGCGGATGCAGCGTCTCCTCGATGCTGGCTGGAAGCACGATATCCTGTGGACCCATCAGGAGATCGCTGGGGAGCATAACTTCTCAGCCGCCGAGATGCACCAGGAGGCGATGGACATGCTGGTGACTCCCAAGCGGTCCAAACCCTACATCGATGATGATACGGCTGAGCCAGAGGGGGCCACGGAATGAAGGATAAGATTGTTGGGAAGCGTGGTCCGATTCGTGGCCGTTGCCTGGAGTGCGACGTGTTGTTTCGGTCCTACGACAAGAAGAAGAAGTTCTGTTCAATGGCCTGCTACGCCAAGTCTCCGTTGATGAAGGAGACAATTCGACTTAGCAACGAGAAGGCGGCGGCCAGGGCCAGGATCAAGGCCGGTCTCAAGCCTGGCGAGCGTCCTTCAAAGCGTTGTTTGGAGTGCGACGAGAAGTTCTACGTGAGACCCTCCCAGTACAAGTCGAAGAAATACTGCTCTCGGGTGTGCTACCGAGCATACATGGCGAAGCGGTTTGATCGCTGGATTGCCGATCCGCAGGGGATTGCCTTGCCCCAGTGCTACGACGAGTTCCTGATCAAAGGAGAATTGCCTTGTCTTGTTGAGGGTTGCGACTGGATTGGCGAGAACCTTGGCAATCATGTGAATTTTACTCACGGGATCACGGCTTCTGAGTTCAAGAGGATGGTCGGATTCAATGAAAAAACCGGCCTGATCACTCCTCGCCTGTTCAAGATGTTCTCTGAGCGAGCCAAGAAGACTATTGCCAAGCATGGCGTTTCTGCTGCTTTTCTTGAGAACAATGGTTCCTCGGTCGGTCCACATAAACGAAGCCTTGAGGCGAAGGAGCATTCCGGCAAGGCATTGGCTCTTCGTGTTGCTGAATACGATGAGTCCACTGCCCGCACTTCCTTGTGCCGGCAGTGCCAGAAGGAATTCAGGCATAACCCTCTTAGCGCAGTTCGCTTGTATTGCAACGACGCCTGCCGTACTGCGTATTACCGTGGCCGCAGATTCGATCTATCTTGCAATCATTGCGGTCTGGAGTTTCTTGGCACAAGCGTCCAGGAACTCAGGGTGAGGCGGGAACTACCTGTTTTCTGCTCGAATTCGTGCAAGGGTGCGAGGAATATCGCGGTTGGACTTCCCAAGAGACGCGAGACGCTGAAAAAGAAGAATGGCCGCAGATGAACCAGATCACCGTAGTTTGTCCCCTCCCTCCGAGGCAGCTGAGCCCTAACTCACGCTGCCACTGGCGAACCCGTCATAAACACTCGAAGAAGTACCGCGAAGCGTGTCGGGTGGCCTGTTTCACAGAGCTTGTGACTCGGAGGCGGGGGGACGTTGACTGGTCTGAAGCGAAGCTGCAGGCGACATTCTACTACAAGGACCGTCGTCGCCGCGATCGGGATAACATGGCCGCGATGCTGAAATACGCTTATGATGGGATAGCAGCGGCCCTGGGTGTTGATGACTACGGGTTCAAGCCGCAGATGCCAGAGGTCGATGTTGACAAGGACGATCCCCGTGTGGAGATTGTCGTGGTAGGTGGCCCGTCCGGGGATCCGTCCCCGTGAGGTCATCCGTGATGAGACGGGCCAGGGCTGATTATAACAAGGAGGTTACATGGTGGAGATCAATGGCAAGCATCCTGTTTGGGGAATCATCCGACTCGCGGTAATTTTCGTCGGACTCACCCTGTTTTTGTGGCTCAACAGCACCAGCTTCGACAAAACGGAGATCACCACTATCCTCGAACTATTGCTGGTAGTTGGCGGGTTTGAGGCGGGCCGATCAATGATCCAGGCCAACGGCAGGAAGAAGAAGAAGGAGGAGTAGATGAGGTTCGCAGTGGCTGCGCTGGCTCTTGTGTTGTGTTCGGCTGTCCCCGCGTCGAACCTCCTCCCTCGTGGGGCAGTCCAGGTCGGTGGATGCAGTGGCACGCTGGTCTACCGCGACCTGGAGCACACATATGGGGTCAGTGCAGCCCACTGCTCTGGCAAGGTTGGCACCACGGTGTACGTCATCCTGCAGAGTGGGAGCAGGGTGAAGGGCAGTTGGGTAGCTGCTGACGAGAAGACCGACCTCGCGCTGTTCAAGATCCCAAGCTCAGGCCAGTCCCTGGCTCGGGTCGTGGCCGCGGCCCCGGATGCAAAGGTGGTCACCGCGTA